CCTCGGCAACAGACAAATACACAAATCTTCTCAATATAAAAGACGAGGAGAACAAGCGACTACAGGAACTAGCACTAGAAAGACCAAATGACAACAGCCATTGGTGGCTTGCCGGTGGTGTGCTTGGTGGTATAGTTCTTTCCATAGCAGTCTTTGCAGTCGCCGTGGAGATCAAATCAAATGGCGATAGGTAAGTATAGCCACAATAAATTGATGGCTTTGATAAAACAGCAGGCGGCACTCTCTACTCCTTCTTCTGGAGTAACTAATCCTGCTGGATCTAACACGCACATTCAGTATAACAACAACGGATCTTTTGGTAACATATCCACCTTTACTTTTGATGGAACCGACTTGAAGATTGCCGACGATGTAAAGTTGATTTTCGGTACAAACTCAGATGCCTTCATAGAATATAACGAGAATTTGGATGATTTTTTAGTTATTTCGGGTTCTGATCAGGGCATCGTGTTGTCCGGCTCAACAATTCAGATAGATGGAACCCTAGAGGGAGCTTCTCCTCTTAAAATAGGCGGCGCAATTCAGTTTGTGGGATCAGAGGGGGACGCATCAGCTTTCAATTTCGGACCAAATAACGAGGCAAAGATATTTTTTCAAACGTCCCCAACCAATGCTCTAGTCATATCAGGGTCCGCATTTAACGGCGGAGTAACAATATCTGGTTCTGCTGTCAATATAGAGAAGTATCTTGGAGTAGGAGTTGGAGAAGGAAACGCCACTCATGCTGTTACATTGCCAGACACAAGCGGACCAGCAGGGCAAGTTAAGGCTAATGCTTTTGTGTCATATTCTTCTATAAGGTATAAGAAAGATGTTGAACCTCTTGAGTCTGCTGTTAAGACAATAAGCAAACTTCAAGGTGTTTCATATAATTGGAAGGATACAGGAAAAAAAGATTTTGGTTTCATTGCGGAGGAGGTTGGTAAAGTAATCCCTGAGATTGTTGAATGGAGCGCTGATCCCCAATACGCAAATACAATGGATTACACTAGAATTATTTCGTTTTTGGTTGAGGCTGTGAAAGAGCAGCAAAATAAAATAGATCTTTTGGCTGAAAAACTAGATAAATTAGATGTATAATGGTGTTAAATGAAGAAGCACGATTTGAATACGGTAGCAAAAATAGAGCAAGCAATTTCCAAAAAGTATGGTCCCAAAACAATCGTAAATCCAAAGTCAGGATGGACGAAAGAAAAGGAACTTAATTATCTAGAGCAAATCAAGATACAACACAAAAAAGAACTCAGTCGAAGAGAAGATGTTGAAAAGATTAATAAAGATGGTTTTTTCGTATCAAAAAAACTACTTACTAAAGACGAAGACCGTGTTTGCCCTGCTTGCTTTGAATACTCGTTTTCTCTAAAAGACGATATGTATATGAACAAGTATGATTGCTGTTGGAATTGCTATATGTATTTTGTTGAAGGCAGAGAAGAACGCTGGGCAGACATAGACCAAAGAGTAGAGTTTTTAGGAAACTTTTATAAGGGGAAAGATAATGGCTAATATTTTAGATGTTGTACAAACAATTCAAAACATCGTATCCACCAAGGGTTACGACGGCGCACTAGATGAAGAAGGAAAACCAGTAAAAATCGGGCTCAAAAGAGAAGTTGACAATGCTGTAACAGACAGCAGGCTTGTTGACGGCTTCGGTGTTAGATTTCAGGGTGACAAGATGATTCTTAGTTATTCTTCCGAATGTAATATCAAACAAGTTCAAAAGCCAAACTTTCAAGATATGGTTGAACAGAACATTGCTGATATTATCTCTTTCATCCAAAAAGAATACAGAGGAGCTTCTGGTAAAAACCTTCGATTAACAAGAGAGGGAGATACCGATATTCTTGTTCAAAAGATGTCAAATGTTCGCACTTGGTATCAATCGAGCTGTATCTATAAAATTGGTGGAGCGGAGGGTGTACTAGAAGAAGACCAGCCAAAAGACATCAATGAAAATATTAAAAGATGGATAGATACTTCTAAGAATTAATAACCCACCGTTGTAGAAATGGCTTATAAACTTTCTAAAAAAGAGATACTCGCTGAAATAGTCAAGTGTGGCAAAGACCCTGACTTTTTTATCAATAGTTATGCTAGGATCTCCCACCCAATCCACGGCACCGTACCTTTCAATACCTACGATTTTCAAACCCAACTCCTAAAAGATTTTAATGATCATCGCTTCAATGTCATATTGAAAGGGCGACAGTTGGGCATTTCTACCATCACTGCTGCGTATGTGTCTTGGATGATGCTTTTTCACCGAGACAAAAACATTCTCGTCATGGCTACCAAGTTTCAGACAGCAGCCAATCTGGTCAAGAAAGTTAAGGCAATCATCAAAAACCTACCAGAATGGATGCAGATAGCAACAATTTCTATTGACAACAGAGCCTCCTTTGAATTAAATAATGGCTCTCAGATCAAGGCATCAACAACTTCTGGTGACGCAGGTCGTTCAGAAGCTTTGTCTCTTCTTGTTATTGATGAGGCAGCACATGTTGAGGGGCTTGATGAACTTTGGACTGGTCTTTACCCTACCCTGTCAACAGGGGGTCGATGTATCGCTCTATCCACTCCAAATGGTGTGGGCAATTGGTTTCATCAAACCTATGTTGACGCAGAAGCAGGCATCAATGATTTCTTTCCAACTATTCTCCCATGGCATGTCCATCCTGATCGAGATGACGAATGGTTCGAGGAAGAAACGAAAAACATGTCCCAGCGACAAGTGGCTCAAGAGTATGAATGTAATTTTAATATGTCTGGTGAAACCGTTATTCACCCCGAGGATATGGCTAGAATAAAGAAAGGACTTCAGGACCCAAAGTATAAAACAGGTTTTGATAGAAACTTTTGGATTTGGGAAGAGTATCAACCGGGAGAAAGCTATCTTCTTGTAGCCGACGTTGCTCGTGGTGATGATAAAGATAGTTCTGTTTTCCACATCATGAAATTGTCAACGATGGAAATTGTCGGAGAGTACAAATCAAAAATAACACCAGATTTGTTCGCCAATATGTTAAATGAAGTGGGCAAAGAGTTTGGTGAGTGCTTAATGGTAATTGAGAACAATTCTGTTGGCTTTGCTGTTCTGGATAAACTTAGGGACATGGCTTACCCAAACCTTTACTACTCGGTCAAGTCCACTCACGAATACATTGATTCTTATCTGGGAGAAACACAATCTAATGCTGTCGCTGGCTTCTCTACGACCTCCAAGACGAGACCATTGATTGTAGCAAAAATGGAAGAATTCATTAGAAATAAACTAGTTACAATATATTCTACTAGACTATTTAATGAGCTAGAGACTTTTGTTTGGCAAAACGGTCGCCCCCAAGCTATGCGTATGTATAACGATGACTTGGTTATGGCTTTTGCTATTGGTTGCTGGGTTAGAGATACCGCATTGGAAACCAACCAAAGAGATGTGCAATATACAAAAGCGTTTCTTAGCACGATGACTAGAACAAAAAGTGAACTAAATACAACAATTCCGGGTCAACAGGGCTATAAACCAGTCGGAAAAAGTGATAGAATAAAAGAACAACAACAATTCAATTGGATTCTTAAAGGATAAAAAAATGGCTCCCAAAAACGGAAAGAACGTAAGAAATCCCGCATCTCCTCTCTTTAAAAGATTGACTAGGCTTTTTTCTGGTCCTATCGTAAATTATCGAGCACAAAATGTAAATCAAAATAAAAGAAGAGATCTGGATAAATATGCCACCCAATTCCAATCCGCATCGGGCAAACAATTTAAGAGAATGGGGTACAATCCATTTTCCGACTTATCGGCTAATGTTTACCAAAACCAATCTAGACTCCAAAGATATATTGACTTCGATCAAATGGAGTATGAGCCAATCATCGCCTCCGCGCTGGACATCTATGCTGATGAAATGACCACCTCTTCTCCGATGAAGCCCCTTTTAAACATCCATTGTCAAAATGAAGAGATAAAGGTTATTTTAAATTCACTTTTTCACAATGTACTCAACATAGAACACAACATTTTTAATTGGTGTAGAACCTTGTGTAAATATGGAGACTACATTCTATACTTGGACATCGACGAAAAAACAGGCATAGAAAACGTTATTAGTCTCCCACTCAGAGAGGTGGAGCGCTTAGAGGGAGAGGACAAGACGAACCCAAACTACGTTCAATACCAATGGAATTCAGCGGGTCTTACTTTCGAGAATTGGCAGGTTGCTCACTTCCGTGTACTTGGGAACGATAAACATGCCCCGTATGGGACTTCAGTTCTGGATCCATCGAGGAGAATATTTAGACAACTTACGTTGCTTGAAGATGCTATGATGGCTTATCGCATCGTCCGGTCCCCAGAACGCCGGGTTTTTTACGTTGACGTTGGGAACATGGCTCCTAACGATGTTGAACAGTACATGCAGAAGGTTATGACCTCTATGAAGCGCAATCAAGTTGTTGACGCTGATACAGGTCGCGTTGATCTTCGATACAATCCAATGTCAGTTGATGAGGATTATTTTATTCCTACTCGTGGCGGTCAATCAACAAGGGTTGAAAGTTTGCCCGGAGGAACCTACACGGGCGATATTGATGATGTTAAATACCTAAAGGACAAACTATTCTCGGCACTTAAAATCCCACAGTCGTATCTCTTTCGTGGTGAAGGTGCTGATGAAGACAAGGCAACTCTAGCCCAAAAAGACATTCGTTTTGCGAGAACAATCCAAAGATTACAAAGAGTTGTGATCACAGAGTTGGAAAAGATTGCCATTATCCACCTTTTCACTTTGGGATATAGAGAAAACGATCTTATTTCTTTCAAGCTCTCGATGAATAACCCCTCCAAGATTGCTGAACTCCAAGACTTGGAACAGTGGAGAACCAAGTTTGACGTTGCTTCTGCAGCAGCAGAAGGCTTCTTCTCCAAGCGCTGGATCGCAGAAAACCTCTTTGCCATCTCGGAGGAGGAGTTCTTACGTAACCAGCGAGAAATGTTCCACGATAGGATAATTACCGCCCAGCTTGATCAATCAGCTGAAGCCGCAGACATGGGCGGAGGTCTAGGAGGCGGAGGAATGGAAGATCTCATGGGCGACGAACCCGGAGGCGAGGGTCTGGATGACCTCGGCGCTGAAGAAGGCGGCACAGAAGAATTGGCAGCCGAGGAGCCGCCCGAGGAGCCAGAAACAAATCTTTTAGCAACACCCCCAGCCAATAGAGATGACAAGATTGAAAAAAAAGTAGCTGGTAAGAAGATGACCACAACTTCTAAATCCAAGGGAAAATGGTATAAGCCCCGCACAGATCTTTCTGGCAAAAGGTCCATGCAAAGGCAGATGTCTTCAGATGCGGGAAGTAATTTAGCTAGTAGCACTAGTAGAAACATAAACAAGGGCTATCAAGACCTTTCCCGCCTAGCAAGAGGGATTAAAGAAGAACAAGAATCTAATTATAGAGAAGAAGAAAGAAAAATCTTTGAAATTAACAACGAAGTAAAAGCATTGATTACGGAACTGGAGACCAAGAAAGATGTCAGCGAAAATTAAGCACAACAAAAAAAGGAACACCATTTTCCTTTACGAAGCGCTCGTCAGAGAATTGACAAAAGCCACAGTTGAGAAGGACCAAGACAGGAGAGAGACTATCTTAAGCCTTGTTAGGGAGCACTTTAATAAGGAAACTGTTATGGGTAGAGAAGTGCAGATTTACAAAAACATACTAGACACAACACAGGCTAAATCAACAATTGCGGAGAAAATCTTGTCCGAATCTAAAATTGAATATTCTGTTCTTGACAAGAAGCAAATATTCTCGGAACAAAGTCAAATGATTTCTAGAATCAACAAGGAGCTTTCTAAAGACGTATTCACAACATTTGTCCCAAACTATAAAAACTTGGCTACACTTCACCAAGTTTTCAACAACCTCAACCTTTCTGCTAAGGAGCGAGTTCTTCTTGAGGAAGAGGCTCTGCAACTTATGACTGAGGGTATACGAGAATCTGAGAACAAGGAGCTTAAGCACATTGATAATCTTGTATTCAAGTCTTTTGTGGAAAGATTTAACAATGAATATTCCGGTCTCCTTGAGGAGCAAAAAACTTTATTATCTAGATTTATTGCTTCTGGTGTTGGTAACGACCTAGAATTTCAGATCTATCTAAATACAGAAATTGGGAGACTCAAAGAAGAGGTTTCCACAGCGAAAGAGACTAGAGAGTTCATTGAAGACAAGGAGATGTCGCACAAAGCAGATCAAGTGTTGGAGCTTCTAGAGGCTTTTAGCCAAAAGCCTTTGGAGGATGGTGATTTAAAAAAGATCTTAAAGATCCAAGAATTGGCTAGGGAAATAAATAACTAAAATGACTGTTAAAATTACAATTAAAAATCAGCTACCATTAGACGTGATGGAGAACGAGATCAGGAATCTTGATATGAGGCGCTCTCTTTCTGGGCAAATTATGGTTTTTAATCACATTGACATGGACATTGTTTTGGACGAGCAAGCTGGCAAGATCACCGCTTATTCAAAAAAAGATTTTGGAGAATTGGTTTACAAGAGTCAAAACAGGCTTTTTGATTTTCTATTCAAGAAGGGGGTTGTCTTGCCTGAAAGCGTTAAGGGCTCAAATGTGTTTGGCTCAATTGAGGCAGCATACCCAAAGGAAGCAAAAGTAGATAATCTTACAGAAATAGTTCTTTATAATATCGCTGGATTTATGGAGTCCGAACAAGCATACATGGATTCATTCGAGTATATTGATGACATGGAAGACGAAAGGTTACTCCACCCAGATAAAGAAGACAGCACTAACCTCGGCGAGGTTCCACAAAAAGAAAAGAAAGGGACATTAAGTCCGGGTTATCCGGGTTATTATTATGGTTTAGCAGGGATGTATAGGTACGAATAGTGGAACTTTTATATTTTATTCTCGCCTCTTGGGGCATGACCCAAATCTTAGTTTACGGTAGTATATTTGAAAATCAACGCCATTGGATTTTGGAAAAATCTGATTGGTTTGGCGCACTTATTCATTGCCCGATGTGTACGGGTTTTTGGGTAGGGGTATTTTTGTTCGGAATAAATGGCTTAACAGAACTATTTAATTTTGAGTATAATATCGCTAATTTGCTGATTTTAGGATGTTTATCTTCGGCTACATCATATGCTTTAAATGTTGTTATTAGTGATAGCGGAATAAAGATTAACAATATTCACGAGTAAAGGAGGTTCTTATGAATGCGAAATGGATGTTACAACCAGTTAGACGTTGCTGTAGAGGCTCCTAACTCGCACGGGTAACGCCCGTCAAAGGATTATTATTATGTCAAAAATGTTATTAACAGAATTTTATCAACTATGCGAAGGTGGAACATGCCAAGATCTTCTAACGGAAGAGGAAAAGCGCTATGTCGCAAATGGTGGACTGATTCTTTCCGGCGTGATGCAAAGGGCGGAAGCGCAAAACGGAAATGGCAGAGTTTATCCTATGCGAGTTTTAGAGAGAGAAGTGGAGAACTACAAGAAACTTGTCAAGGAAAAAAGAGCACTAGGAGAACTAGACCATCCAGAATCTTCTATCGTTAATCTTGCTAATGCCTCCCACATTGTTACAGCGGTGTGGTTTGAGGGCAAAGATGTTATGGGCAAGATTAAAGTACTTGAGACACCAGCGGGAAAAACACTTCGAGCGCTTGTTGAAGGAGGATGTCAAGTGGGCATCTCCTCCCGTGGTTTGGGAACCGTTGATGAGAATAATGGAGCCGCAAGAGTGAATGATGATTTTCAGTTGATTTGCTTTGACATGGTTTCTGAGCCATCCACAACTGGCGCTTTTATGATGAAAGAAAATAAAGAACCAAACATGTGGACCAAGGCGGACAAGATCAATAGACTTTTAAATGATATTGTAAAGGACTAGAATGAAAAAGAGCGAATTTAAAGAAATGATTAAAGAAGGTGTCAAGGAGGTTCTCGTTGAGGAAGGTGTCCTTAAGGGCGTTATTTCTGAAGTCGTAAAAGCAGTGGGCGTAATCCAAGCAGAACAAAAGCTGAACACCCCCCAACAAAGCTCCGCACACCAAGCCAGTGTACAGGCAGTAGAGAAGCAGAAACAAAAACTAGCCGAGACAAGAAAGAAAATGCTTGATGCGATTGGCAAAGATTCTTTTGGCGGTGTAGATCTTTTCGAAGGAACAACCCCAATTAGTAAAGCAGGCAACCCATCCGCGCCATCTGGACCTTCATCTGCCCTTGAGGGGGTTGCCCCTGATGATGAGGGTGTTGATATTTCTGGCTTTTTGGATGGGGCAAAAATATGGAAACAGTTGCTAAAGTAGGAAACCAATGAGAAAGAGAGCCAAGCCGGTTAACGTAGAAGTTACACCAAGAAAAAATGAATCTCCAGAGAGAATGATCAAGAGGTTTATTAAAAAAGTCAAAAAGGAAGGTGTCCTTGATGAGTGGCGAGAAAAACACATGTTCTTTGAGAAGCCAACAGACAAGCGCCGCAGAAAGAAAAAAGAGCGCAACAGAGTTTTAAAAAGGCTCCAAAGAGAATACAATGCTAAATATAGAGACTAGGAGAAAATAAAATGTCGTTATACAATCCAAGAGCAAGCGGGCTAGGAAACTCAGCAGCATATCAAGTTTCGGGAAAGCCTTACTTAACAGGTTCAATTGTTGAAGCAGAAGGGTCTGCTGCTTTTGCTTCAAGAAACGAATACAAAGTTGAGTTTCCAAATGTAACTAAGTACGTTAAGGTTATTAATAATTGCACAGCTAGTGAGTTAGCAGTTTATTTTGTTCCAAAAGCGACCGCCCCAGCGGCGATTAACGGTATACATTACTATGTTATACCAGCAGCAATTACCAGCAACAATCCCACAACAGGCTCTTTTGACGCACACATTAAGTGTAAAGAGCTGTACATTACAGCAGCACCTATTGGTGGATTAGTTTCGGGACCCGCTGCCGGTGGCGTTAACGCAGGATCATTTGCTGTGTATGCTGAACTTACTCATATTCCTGCCGAAGATATGTACGCTTTAACTGGATCTGGAATTAGTGTTTCTAGATATAGTGATGGTCAACATTAATATTTTTTATCAATCCTTTCCTGTGATTATGACAAAATACTTGAATAAGTAATTTTATCAAGTCATAAATCTCACTTTCAAAACTATTTATATGTGAGCACAATCTTGTGCTTTGAGCGCCTTCTGGCGCTTTTTCTTTAACTTAATCTAAAATTTAATAATAAATCTATGGGAGGATTTACATATGGCTGCATTTACTGTATCTCAATACGGAAAATTTGTTTCTCTCCAGAATAATTCTGGATCTGCCGATGCTGCTGCCCCAAACGGAGGGATTTATCTCTTCGCCTCTGGTGCTGTTGGATCTGCTAGACTTTACCTTCAAAACGAGGGTGGTACTGTTACCGACCTCGCTAAAGCTGTAGACATTGATGCGTTTACTGCTGGCTCAAGCCTTCACCAGACACAAGACCACTTCTTGTTCTCTGACAATGGAACTGAGAAGAAAATTACCTTCTCCGATCTTGAAGACGCTATCTTCGGAAATGTCTCCGGCGATGCCGCAATCGCTGCTGGCGGTGCTTTGACAATTGCTAATGACGCTGTTGAGCAAGCAATGATTGCTGATGACGCTGTTGGAGCTGATCAATTAGCTGCTAACGCTGTTGTCAATGCCTCTATTGCTTCCGATGCTGCAATCGACATGGACAAGCTTGATGGTGGATCTTTGGCTTCTTCTTTAAGTGACCTTGCTCAAGGTGACTTGCTTTATGCTGGAGATGTTGATGATTCTAACAACATCAAGTCTATCACGTTCTCTGACCTCGAAGACGCTATCTTCGGAAATGTCTCCGGCGATGTCGCAGTCGCAGCAGGTGGTGCTGTCACCATCCAAGCTGATGCTGTTGAAAGCGGAATGCTCAACGACAATGTTATTTCTGGTCAAACAGAATTGGCTTCTGATGGACTTGCTGCTGCTGATGAAATGATGATCAGCGATGGCGGAACTCTTAAGAAGATTGGAGTTGATAACCTTTTCAAGGATGGACCGGGACTTCTCGGAGCAGAGGCTATTGCTGTTGGTAGCGATCACTTCATGTTCCTCGATGGCGGAGCAACTGGCGATGCCAAGATCGAGTCAGTTGCAGATCTTATGACTGCTGTTGCGGGTGATGGTCTCGCTGCCTCTTCTGGCGTTCTCGCTGTTGGAGTTGATGATGCTACTATCGAACTTAATTCTGATGCCCTTAGAGTAAAGGACGGCGGTATTGATGCTGATGCCCTTGCCTCCTCTGTTGCCGGAAACGGTCTCACAGGTGGTGGTGGATCCGCTCTCGCTGTTCAGGTCTCTGGTGCTGTTCACATCACTAGTGATAAGGTTGCCCTATCTGGATCTGTTGCTGGCACTGGTCTTACTTTCACAGGCGCACACGCTAGCATCGCAACACTCGCTATTGACATTGATGAGCTTACCGCTAAAGGTGACGCTAGTCTTCACCAGACACAAGATCACTTCCTAGTCTCTGACAACGGAACTGAAAAGAAAATCACTTTCTCCAACCTCCAAGACGCAGTTTTCGCTGACGTTTCCGGAGATGCGGCTATCGCTGCTGGTGGTGCCTTGACTATCGCAAACGATGCTGTCGAAAGTGGGATGCTCAACGATAACGTTATTTCTGGCCAAACTGAATTGGCTTCTGACGGTCTTGCCGCTGCTGATGAAATGATGATCTCCGATGGCGGAACTCTTAAGAAGATCGGTGTTGACAATCTTATGAAAGATGGTCCGGGTCTTCTTACTGCCGCTGCTGTCGCTGTGGCTGATGACCACTTCATGTTCCTTGACGGTGGCGCAACTGGAGATGCAAAGATTGAATCTGTCGCTGACCTCATGACCGCCGTTGCCGGTAACGGACTTGCTGCCTCTTCTGGTGTTCTTGCTGTTGGTGTCGATGATAGCTCAATCGAACTTGACTCTGACGCTCTCCGTGTAAAAGCCTCTGGTGTTACCAATGCGATGCTTGCGGGCTCTATTGCTAATGCCAAACTGGCAAATAGCTCGGTCACTGTTGGTGGATCCGCAGTTTCCCTTGGTGGAACTGTCACTGGTGCTATGATCGGCGCTGCTCTCAATTCTGACCTTGGCGGAAACGTCCAGTTCGGTACTCAGTCAGACGACACTGTAGCTTTCGGTGGACCAATTAAGATTGGCGGAAATGCAATTGCTAACTCTGAAGGCGAATCAACCATCACTATGGATGCTGACCAAAACGTCTCAGTTGCTGCCAGCTTGACTGTTACTAGTGCCATGACCATTGGTGGTGGATATGGCGACTCTGGAGTTAGTGTGACTGCTGCTGGTGCAATCAACGCTGACGGAGCACTCACTATTGGTGCTGACGGCGCTGGTGTAAACTTCACAGCTCACGGTGGCGCAGCAAACGAAGTTATGCGCTACGACGCAGGAAACCACGTTCTTCAATTCGTTAACAGCTCTGGAGCAACAATGTTGAACCTTGGTGGTGATGCTACTTCTGAGTTTGCTCTTGATGTTGCTAACGGTTCGGACAATATTAACAAAGTCCGCGCTGCTGCCTTCGTTACTTACTCGGACGAAAGCCTTAAGAGTGACGTTGCTTCCATGGGCAACACTGCTCTCGATACTGTCATGTCCCTTGAAGGTGTTGAGTTCACTTGGAAAGATTCCGGTGAAAGAGACTTCGGTTTCATTGCTCAAGATGTTCAAAGTGTACTTCCACAGGCAGTTCATGTGGCAGGAAACGGAGTTCAAGGAGTTGACTATTCAAGACTCACTTCTGTTCTCGTCGAGGCTGTAAAGGCTCAACAAGTTCAGATCGAAGAATTGAAAGCTCTCCTCAAGAAGTAATACTTTTTGATAACCGAGGGCAGGGATCTACGGGTCTCTGCCCTCACCCTTTTTATTATGAAAATCAAAGACCGAACTGACATTATTCGCTACCTTAAACAAAACGATCCTAGTTATCGAGTGGAGGATAATGTTGTTTTCGCCCCCAAAGCTTTTCTCATTAACACCATCATTCAGTGGTGTTATTATCAAATACAGACAAAGAAAATGAAACCAAATGAAATGGAATTTTACCTAATGTCCATAGATGGTTTTCTTTTGGACAATAACGATCTTTATTGGGATGAAAACGATAACTTAGTGATTTCATGAACTAAGTTGTTATTTTTTTGTATTTTTGCTTTTTTTACAACTATTTACTACGACGCAAAACGTCTATTTGCGACCAAATATTAGGAGATTATATAATGTCATCAATGTTAGATCAAGCAATCGTCGATGCTAAAGCACTAAAGGAAGCTGCTATTAAAAGCGCGGAATCAACTATTATTGAGAAATATTCTCAAGAAATTAGAGAGGCAGTTGATACCATGTTAAACACGGAAGAAATTATTTCCGAAGATGAAACTGGTGTCGTAGGAAGCATACCCATGGCAGCTTCGGATGTCACATCCCCAGAGGCAACATCCAGTGAGGAAGTTGTCGAGCTTGACTTCGCTGAACTTGAGCAAATGATTGACCAAGAGCTAGGAGAAGAAGAGCAGGCAGAAGAAATGACCGACCGACATGACTTCGCAGAAGAAGAAATCGAAAACGAAGAAGGGCAAGAAGATCTTCAGGAAAGTGACGAAATTGATTTAAATAATTTATTTGAAGACGAAGAAATTAATTTAGATGAAGAGGCAGTTGCGAAACTTGCAGAAAAGCTAACACTTGATTTTGAGCCAGTTAAGTCGGGCAATCTTGGAATGCCAGATAGCCAAAAACAAGAAGCATATGAAGAGGCAAAAGCCCTCAAGGCTCACATAGACGAAGAGGAAGAAGCCTCTGATGAAATTCCAAAGGAAATTGGAAAACTTAGAGAATCTGTCGAGACTCTTGAAGCAGAAAAGAAAGAACTACAAGAGAAACTCCAGTCACTCCAGTCTAACACCAAACACATTGAGGACGTTGTTCTCAAGTTAAAAAATGCTCTGAACGAAACCTCAGTTCAGAACGCAAAGCTACTTTACACAAACGAAGCATTAACTAGCGACTCTTTGAATGGGCGACAAAAAACAAAACTTGTCGAAGCTATTTCAAATGCCAAAACTGTTGAAGAAGCAAAGGTAATCTTTGAAACCCTTCAAAGCACGGTGAGTGGTGCTCAAAAAGAGTCCCCGAAAACACTTAGCGAGGCGGTTAGTAGGAAATCTACTTTATTACCACAAACTAAAGAGGCTAAACAACCTGTTGATCCACGTATCAATAGAATGCGTAGGTTAGCCGGATTAAACTAACTTTAAAGGAGAAATAAAACTATGTCAGTTTTAGATAAATTAACAGAAGGCATTGTTAATCGCGACCTCCAGAAAGAAGGTGCAGCCCTACTCAACAAGTGGGAAAAGACCGGACTTCTTGAGGGACTTGACAGTGACCAATCAAAAGACGGAATGGCTCGTTTGCTTGAAAACCAAGCAAAAGAACTTCTCCGTGAGGCATCCTCCATGGCTGGAGCAGATGTTGAGGGTTTTGCAGCAGTTGCATTCCCAATCGTTCGCCGTGTATTCGGTAATTTGATCGCTAATGATCTTGTAAGCGTTCAACCAATGAGCCTCCCATCCGGACTCATTTTCTTCTTGGACTTCACAACCTCCACAGATGGAGCAGGACTTCCACGTCTCGGATATGGAAGCACTGAAGAATCACTTTACGGTGGTCAGGTTGTTGGTCAACAGTTGACAGGCGGTGTTGACCTTAGCAATCCAGAGCAAGGACCTTATGCCTTGAACAACGGATATGCTAGCCCAACTGGTTCCTCTGGAGAGTGTTTGTTAGCTGCTGCTTCTGACGCTTTCATTATTCACGGAACTGCTTCTGCTGGCGACTTTGATCTTGATAAGGCAATTAACTTTGACCCAGATCTTTCTGGATCTGCTGTTGTTGTTACTGCTTTCTCTGGTTCGGCTGACTTGGTTCAGGCTGACTTGAAAAATCTTGTTGCTTTCAACCTCACTGGTTCTACTGGAGCAGGTGGTGGTACTTTGGTGAGAAGACTTACTGCGATTCACTCTGGATCTACAGGTGATAAGTACGACCCAACAAATACTAACCTTTTGGTTAAGTTGGTGTTCAAGCCTTCCGCAAACAACAAAAACGACAACTTGCTTGATGACCTTAAGGGAATCAACGCAGCGTTGAGACTCAATTACCCAATTGATGATGACTTTATCGCAGGCGGCGCTGTTGGTGCTGTTGTCGGTGATCCTACTTGGGGTCTTGAGAACGAGCCAAGAATCCCAGAGATCGACATCAAAGTTGATTCCATTGCGGTTACTGCTCAAACCAAGAAGCTCAAGGCTAAGTGGACTCCAGAATTGGGACAAGATCTCAATGCTTACCACAACCTTGACGCAGAAGTTGAGCTTACAAGTATCCTTTCTGAGCAGATTGCTCTTGAGATTGACCGCGAGATCCTCGAAGACCTTATCAAAGGTGCTTCCGCTGGAACTCAATACTGGTCGCGTCGTCCGGGTAGATTCCTCAAGCGTGACAACGGTGTACAGGTTGGTGGAAACTTGGACAACGAATCCTTGATGGGTGCTGACTTTACTGGTACTGTTTCCGAATGGTACGAGACTCTTGCAGAAACCATCAACGATGTATCGGCTCAAATCCACAGAAAGACACTTCGCGGCGGCGCAAACTTCGTTGTTTGTTCACCAGAAGTTGCGAACATCCTTGAGTTCACTGCTGGATTCCGCGCTTCCATCGGAAACGACTACGGAAACGGAACTGTTGGAGCAGTTAATGTTGGATCGTTGAGCAAGAAGTTTGACGTATACGTTGATCCTTACTTCCCAAGAAACGTTATTCTTGTCGGACGTAAAGGTGGATCGTTCCTTGAGAGCGGATATGTTTACGCTCCATACGTCCCACTTCAGGTAACTCCAACTATCTTCGGTGTAGAGGACTTTGTACCTCGTAAGGGTGTCATGACCCGTTATGCTAAGAAGATGGTTAGACCTGATATGTACGGTCTTGTTATCTGTCGCGATCTTAACGGATAATTCTGATAGGATTTAGACAAACAAAGAGCCTCGTCATTAATTTGGCGGGGCTTTTTTCTTTCTATTATGCTTTAAGTTTACTCCACAACTAATTACTATGATACGATTGTACCAAGGAGATAGAATGAATGGCTTACCCAACTTTAACACCATCAAGTACAACTAGTGTTTCTAGACTTCCTGTTACTGGGAATGCGGATAACGTAAATTCTTCGGACAACCCTCTTCCATATGGAGTCTATATTGACCATGCTTCGTCACTAAAAGCAAAGCAACACTTTGTGACCGGAGCAGTGGATCAAGTTGCTTATGTATATAAGAAACTCGGAGGAGACGTTGTTGATGTTGAGATTACTGAATACCAAGTTTACGCTGCTTATGAAGAAGCGTGTCTTGAATATTCATATCTTGTAAATGTCCACCAAGCCAAAAATGTTTTAGGGAGTGTCTTGGGCGCTTCCACAGGCTCCTTTGATAATGACGGCGAGCTTCATGCGGCACACTCTTTAAGTGGCTCCGATGTTGCTTTGAAGTATCCAAAATACGACTTTCAATATGCAGATAGGGTTGGTGATGTTGTATCGACAAAAGCAGGTCTCGGTGGGACCACCACCATATATTCCGCGTCATTTGATACTTTGGTGAACAAACAAGATTACGATCTACAAGATATAGTAAGCACAACATCCACAACCGACTCTGGAAGCCCTTTCTACCAGAAGTTGGGATCAAATGGGGACAAGAGAATTACCATTAGGAAAGTGTACTATAAAACTCCAAATGCTATGTGGAGATTTTACGGATACTATGGGGGATTAAACACAGTCGGCAATCTGTCTTACTACGGACAATACTCCGACGACTCAACATTTGAACTTATTCCTGCTTGGCAAAATAAAGCTCAGGCAATGGCATTTGAGGATTCAATATACACAAGGGCTTCTCACTTTTCGTATGAGATCAAAAACAACAATTTGAGATTATTCCCAAGCCCAGTTGACCACAGTCCAAAGAAAATGTGGATAGAGTTCACAGTGGAGTCTGATCCGTGGTCGGAAGAGGCTGGAAAAGAAGACGGTGCTGCTGGTATCAACAATATGAATACTCTGCCATTTGAAAATATACCATATGATAAAATTAATTCAATTGGCAAGCAATGGATTAGAAGGTTTGCTTTAGCATTATCTAAAGAAATGCTGGGTTTAATCAGGAGCAAATTTGCCACTATTCCAATACCAAACGAGAGTGTAACCCTTAACGGTCCATCGTTAGTAAGCGAAGCAAAAGAGGATCAGAATGCTTTGAGAGAAGAACTGAAGACAGTCCTTGATGAGCTTACATATGAGAAGCTAGCTGAAAAAGATAGCAATATAAGTGACTCGGCACAAAATGTGTTAAAGAATGTACCACCCTCTTTATATGTAGGATAAATGTAAATGGCAGATAACAAATGGTCACAACCAGATAGTCCTCCACCTCCCTTGTTTACTGGGGAGAAAGAGCGTAATTTAGTTAAGCAAATCAATGATGAAGTCATTGAGAGAGTAATAGGGCAAACTGTTCTTTATTATCCAATAAGTCTTGATAAAACTAACTTTCATGAGCTATATGGTGAAGCACTAGAGAAGACTTTCTTACCACCCGTTAGAGTATACGCTCTAATTGGATGGGAAGGTCAGCAGACTACAAATACTTCTTTCGGTGTTGACAAGAGATCTTCAATTAATATTTATTTTCACAAGAGAAGGCTTACGGAAGATCAAAACCTCTTTGTTAGGGAGGGCGATTTCGTTTTGTATGGAAAATTTCATTACGAAATTGTAACTTTAAATGAACCAAGAGAGTTATTCGGTCAGGTTGATTACAAATATGAAATTGCAGCAACATGTAAAAGAGCAAGAAAGGGAAACTTTAACGGATACTAGGGCTTAAATTATGTCAAACTATACAGGAATTCCAGAAGACGATAAGGTAAAGCTAGATCAAGATCTTAATTTTGCCCCCTCTACGCTTGAGACTGTGGACTATTCCATTTATGATTACATAAATGATGCCCTAGACCTTAAGACGCTAACAAATGAAGGCAGAAAAAAAGTCCCTGTTATTTGGGCTTCTGCCGAGAGAGCTTTTCAAATTAAAAACAGCAAAGAATATAGGGACAATGAAGGGTTGATTATCCTCCCGGCAATAACAATAGAGAGAAAGAATGTAGACAAGAGCCCGACAAGGAAGGGAGCCTACTATGGTGGCATGTTTCCAATATCCACTCAACCTGAAAAAGGCGGATCAGTGGTTATTTCTAGAAGGATAAAGCAGGATAAAACATCTAACTTTGCTAATGCGGATGCTAAACGCAGATACAACGACACAGCGGCTCCTAATTTTGTCAGAAAAGCTACGGAAAAAGTTGTCTATGAAACAATATCTATTCCCGCCCTCGTCCATGTTTCAGTAAACTATGACATAAAAATAAGAACAGAATATCAACAACAAATGAATGATTTGCTACAGCCATTCATCACGAGACCGGGTTTCATAAACAGTTTTGTGGTTCACCGAGATGGTCATCGCTATGAGGCTTTTGTCTCTTCCAACTTTACAAGTCAAAACAACTTAGACTCTATGGAAAACGAGGAAAGAAAATACGAAACAACAGTTCAAATAGAGGTGTTGGCATATTTGGTCGGCGAAGGCGACAATCAAAAAACGCCAAAGTTTTCAATTAGAGAAAACGCAGTGCAGGTAAGAATCGGTCGAGAGCACACAGTGTGGGACGATCAAATAGTTACAGGCGGACCACCAGAAGATGATAAGAAAAACTTTGGAGTGGATGGCAAGTATAGAGAATAATTTTGGACTTTCATAAAACCAAGCACTATTTATTAAAGAAATAATACCGTCGTATTTCATAAGACGATTTAAAGGAGAAATCGATAATGTCAGCAAGAGATTACAAGTTTGTATCCCCCGGAGTTTTTATTGAGGAAATCGATAACTCTCAACTGCCGAGAGAATCAGAAGCAATTGGTCCCGTCGTAATTGGACGTTCCAGAAGAGGACCAGCGTATAGACCAGTAAAAGTTCAATCATTTTCAGAGTTTATTACTCTGTTTGGAAATCCCGTCGCAGGACAAGAAGCGAGCGATATTTGGAGATCGGGTATTCCAACCGCTCCTACATTCGCTGCATACGCAGCGCAGGCATGGCTTAAGAACAACTCTCCTTTAACATTTATTCGTGTCCTTGGTGATCAACACCCACAGGCAGACACCACTGACTCCACCGCTACAGCAGGTTGGGAGCTTCCCACAAACACTCTCTCCGCAGCTGGAGGAGGGGCATACGGTCTTTTCCTTTTTGATTCCGGTAGTGGAGCAAGAGAAGTGGTCAACGGAGCTTTGGCGGCTATATTTTATTCTAGTGAAGGAGCACCAACACTCTCAGGCTCTATTAGATCTACAGCATCGGGCTTTGGCGGCGGAGCCAAGGTAACCGGATCTTCAGTGATGGTTTGCGCTCTTGACACCAACAAGAACTTTAAACTTAGATTTTATGATGCAGCGGGTAACCGCGCCAACGCATCGGAAGGAAACGTCCTCAAGGAAACGGTTTTCAACTTTAGCGAGGGTTCACAAAACTTTATTAGAAAAGTGTTTAACACAAACCCAACCAAAACCAATAGTGCGTTGGTAGATACTGCCAACGATAATACCTCCAAATTCTTTTTGGGACAAACATACGAAAGACACGTCAGAGAAGTACTTTCTGGAAGTCGCGAAGCATATGGCTGCATCTTGAAGATTGGTAATGGCTCCACTATGGCTGACGGTGGAAAGTTTAAATACGCCACAGTACCAGCCCAAACTGGATGGTTCTTCTCTCAGGACTTGAGAAACACTTCTGGTTCTGCTGACGAAGCAGAAAACGCAACCCTTAATCCCCCATACAACCCAGAGAACTTAGATACAGTCACTAAGTTGTTTAAACTTCACACTCTTTCAACTGGTGAAGAGGAGCAAAGAAATTTCAAAATTTCTATTGAGGATGTTCGTTACTCTAGAAATACAAACTTGCCATATGGTTCTTTTACTCTCGCCATTAGAGATATTAGAGACAGCGACGGCGCTAAAAAGTATGTTGAGCGTTATACAAATCTTTCGTTAGATCCAAACTCTCCAAATTACATCGCCAAGCAAATTGGTGACATGTATGTTGAGTGGGACACAACAAACTTAAGACTTGTAGAATATGGCTCTCATCCAAATGTATCAAAGATTGTTCGCGTTGAGATGGCTGCCGCTGTTGATTCAGCACAAACTAATCCAGAACTTCTTCCGTTTGGTGTGTATGGACCAACTAAACTTAAGGACTTTACACTTCAAACTAGTCAAGTTCACATATCGTCAAGTCTGGACATTACCGACGTTGCTCCATTCCTAAACGCAGGCTCCGCTTCTTCGGCTCCTTGTTTCGGAGCAACAACTGGCTCCGCAGCTTTTGATGTGGTTCAATTAAGCGCCGCAACTACGAATGAATGTCAGTTTACTGGTAGTGTTAAATTCCCAGCAGTTCCATTGAGAATTAGTGCTAGTGCGGACGGTTTGTCGGATCCAACAGAGGCTTACTTCGGAGCAAGCTTTTCCAGAACTTCGGGTTCTGTTGTATTTGATGCAAGCAACTATGATGTCTTGTATCCATTACCGAAAGGAGCAGGCGGGGCAGACGGCTTCGCAGCAGTAGCCAATACAAGTCAGGTTTCTTGGTACTTCTCCCTTGATGATGTTGAGAGAGCAACCCCAACTAGTGATGTATACTATGCTTCCGGCTCCAGAGCCAGAGGGGCATCTATTACAGCGATGACCGGATCTTACAAGGCTATTCTTGATGCTGGATATGATAGGTTCACATCACCTCTTTATGGAGGATTCAATGGTTTCGATATCACAGAAAAAGAACCTCTCAACCAAACAAGAGCATTGCCTGAAGGCGCAACGGATATAAATTACTCCATGTACTATTCGGTTAAGAAAGCAATCAATTTGTACGCGGATCCAGAGTTCATTGAAGGAAATATCTTGGTTGCTCCGGGTATAGTGAATGAGGGTCTTACAACCTCAATGGTTGAAATTGCTGAAGGTCGTGGAGATACTTTGGCGATCATTGACCCACGAGGTGGATATACTCCGGCATCAGAAAACTATAAAACAGAAAAAGATAGAATCAGCGTAACTCATGTCGCAGATGTTGTGAACAACATGACAACACGTAACTTAAATTCCAGCTACGGAGCGACATACTATCCATGGGTTAGAATTACTGACACGATCTCTGGTAGAGGCGTTTGGGCACCACCTTCGGTCGCAGCCTTCGGAGCCTTGTCCTTCTCTGAGAGACAATCCGCCCTTTGGTTCGCACCAGCAGGGTTTAATCGAGGAGGTTTGTCCGAGGGAGCAGCAGGTATTCCAGTGACAATGGTTAGAAACAAGTTGACATCCAAGAACAGAGATGATCTTTACGATGTAAACATCAATCCAATCGCAACCTTCCCCAACGAAGGAATTGTGATCTTCGGGCAAAAAACTCTCCAAGTCACACCATCTGCATTGGATAGAATTAACGTAAGAAGATTGATGATCTTTGTGAAGAAAGAAATTTCTAGAATTGCTTCATCGCTATTGTTTGAACCAAACGTTCAGGCAACTTGGAACAACTTTACATCGCAAGTCAACCCATTCTTGGCTAATATTCAAAACCAATTTGGTATAGACGCCTTCAAGGTTATTCTTGATGACACAACAACAACACCAGATCTTGTTGATAGAAACACAATCTATGCTAAGATCTTCTTGAAACCAACTAAGGCTGTTGAGTTCTTCGCAATTGATTTTGTAATCACGAACTCTGGCGCTGGTTTTGAGGACTAAAATAAACTAGGGAACTATTTACTGTAGGTGACACTTTAAATGGGAACAGGAGATTAAAATAAATGGCAAATGGAAATTTTTGGGCAAACTCGAATGCGATTGCAAAAAGAAAGTATAGATATATTTTGGATGTTGGTTACGCAGGAGGAGCTAACCTGCCTAGTTTTGAAAAGTGGGTTGTTCAAAAGGTAACTAGACCTAGTTTTAGCATATCAGAAACCACGCATTCATACCTAAACCACACTTTTTACTTTCCGGGTAGATTAACTTGGAATGACGTTTCCTTTACCGTTGTGGACGCAGTTGTGCCTGACTCGACTGGTGTCCTCATGGGAATGCTGGCTGCGTCAGGATATGTTTTGCCAAAACAATCAGATTCCGCCACCTCCCAAGGAACGATCTCCAAAGCTAACTCAACCATTAAGTGTGTTTTAACCGCTCTTGATCAAGATGGGGGTGAAATTGATAAATGGACGCTTCATAACGCATGGATCTTGTCAGCAAACCTTGGAGATTATGACTATACGTCTGATGATCTGATGTCAATTGACATTGCTTTAAAGTATGATTACGCGACCTACGAGATCATGGCATCCAAAGCTGAGGGCCAGACAAGCAATCGGGCGACCAAGAAAACAAGAGATAACTTAGCTAAGATTCAACTAGGAAACTAGGATAATAAATAAAAATATTTAACATATTTTTCAAACTAGTTTATAGTTATTATACCAAATAGTACTAATGAGGTATAAATGAGTTCTAGAAATAATCAAGATCGTTTCGGGGGACCACTCTCCCCCGATACAGACACACCCCCACCAGAAGTTTATCAACAACAAGAAGAAGCATCTCCAACGATGTCATACGTCGCCCCAACAGAGTTGGTCGAACTGCCGTCTAAGGGAAAATTTTATCCACAGGGGCACCCCCTCCATGGACAAGAGTCTATTGAAATAAGGCACATGACGGCAAAAGATGAAGATATCCTTGTCAACCAATCTTATCTTAAGAAAGGAATTGCTATTGATAAGCTTCTTGAAAACGTTATTGTCAACAAGGCAATCAAGACAGATGATCTGCTCATCGGCGACAAGAACGCTCTCGTCGTAGCAACTAGAGTAACAGGATATGGATCAGAATACATCACTAAAGTAGCTTGCCCATCTTGCGGAAGTACGTCCGATAACGAATTCGATCTAGAAGAAGCCAAAGTAATCAACAATCCGGACCTCGCATCCTACGACGCCGAACAGACAGAAAACGGAACTTTTCTTATCACCCTACCCAGAACTGGCGCGGTGGTAGAAGTTAAACCGCAGACCGGCGCAGATGAGAAAAAGATTGTTTCCCAAAGCGAAGTAAGAAAAAAACATCGTCTCCCCCCGCTAGGCTTGACAGACCAGATCAAGGGCTATGTTCTTAGTGTCACACACAATGGGAATCCTGTGACAGTTAGTGAATTCGTTGATAACATGCCAGCGTTGGATTCAAAGTTTTTGAGAACAACTTATAAAAATATCATGCCTAATGTTGAGCTTGTGCAACATTATGAATGCTCCAGTTGTGGATTTGAACAAGCTTTGGAGGTACCGTTTACCACTGACTTTTTTTGGCCTAAGCAATGATTACATTGAAGGTGTCTATGAGGAGATGTTCCTACTTAAGTATCACGGCGGATGGAGCATTCTAGAGTCATATAACTTACCAATTCAAATTCGTCGATGGTTTCTAAGAAGACTACAAAAGCAATTTGATAAAGAAAACGAAGAAGCAGAGAAAGCTAGAAAGAGATCAAGATAGCCATAACTAACGGCTTATTTTGATCTTTTTTTTTATTATTAATAACTATTTATATCGGAGGAGTGCGTTATGGAAAACAATAAAGCAGAAGAATTTGCACCCATTGAGATTGATTTAAATCCAGAAACAGTTGACGAGGGTTATTTAAGAGCACTCGGAGCACAAGTAGAATATATTTTAAAATCAATGTTTGGTGGCTTTTCCCCTGTAACAAAAATTAGGGGAACAAAACAACAATTAGGTCTCTTTGCCCGTGCCTTGGGCAATGAGAAGAGATACCTTAAAGACTTTGAAAAATACGGTTTAACTGACCCAAAAACTCTAAACAACAGGCATAAATTAGAGAAGGCTATTGCTGCTTTTGAAAAAGCGACAAAGATAAAGTGGCCTTTCAAATAGGAAACCTTTTAAATGGCTGAAGGCGACAACAATACTCCCGAAGAAGAAAAGGAAGTTACACAGCAAAAACAAGACCAGCTTGATATTATAAAAAATATGAACAAGGCTTTGGAAAAGCAAGTTCAATATCAGGTCAGGCTTAAGCGTTTGCGAGGCGAAGATGTATCAGACGCCCAACGCCTTTCCATGCTTTTGGGAGAACAGACAGACGCTTCTAGGGAATTGTTGGATCTGGCAACACAGTTAACTGCCAACACAGACGATCTCGTAAATACCACTCAAAAATATAAAGAGTTGCTGGATACGGAAGTGGAAAAGGGGCGCATGCTCTTTGCGAATGCTGAAGCACAAAAGGCTGTGGCAGATGAAATCCTCAGAGTTAAACAGGAAATAGTAAATTCTGCAGGAACAGAAAATCAAGAAGCAGAGAAGCGACTAAAGGCATTAATAAAAGAGTTGGATGTCCAAGAGAGAACCGCTGCCGCAAGGCAAGCTGGGGCTACTGCGGGAGCAAATCTTGTGAACAGCATTGGTTCACTTGTCGGTATGAAGCCAAATCCTGCCATGAATGACTTCTTTAAAGCCTTCCAAACCGGAGATGCTGGAAAAGGTTTTGCCGGAATGATGGAGGGCGTGAGCGCTCAAATTGGCGAAGTATTTTCTCTTGGTAACATGCTGGGGTTTGTTACCTCTAATCTTATTGAATTGGGAATCGCATTTGACAGTGTTGCTGCCAATGTGACAGCAGCAACAGGAGCTTCAAGAGAATACTCATATCAGCTTGCCACTGTTTCAAACGATTTGAGAGAGCTTGGTTTAGGGTTCGAGGTAGCAGGCAGCGCCCAAGCCGCTTTGTTAGCTGATTTTCCAAAATTCACCGAATTGGTTACTGAGACAGGAGAGAGGAATATATCTCTCCAAAATGAAATGACAAAAACTGCTGGTGCGTTATCAAAGCTCGGAGTGGACGCCTCCACAACAGCAGATAATTTTAGCTTTTTGGTTTCAAGCTTGGGAATGACAGGCGAGCAAGCCAACGAAACCTTTAGAACTATGATAGAACAGGGTGCTAATTTAGGCATCCCCCCACAACAATTAGCTTCTGCCTTAGAAACACTGCAGCCAAGACTAGCCCTTTTCGGAGCAAGAGCACCAGATATTTTAATGAAAACCGCTGCCGCTGCTAAAGACCTTGGCTTATCAGTCGGAGAACTAGGTGGAAACTTATTTCAGTTAAGTGATGGATTAGATGAATTTGATGAAGCAGCCGGTAAGGTCGCAGCTTTTAACCTAACACTTGGTGGGTCGTTTGTTGATACCTATGACCTTGTTATGGCAGCATCCGAGGGTCCCTTTGCTCAAGTTGAAATTCTACAACAAGGCTTGGCTAAAGCAGGAAAAACACTAGGGGGATTGAATTTTCGAGAAAAGCAATTCATGGCAAAGAGTTTTGGTATGGAAATTGATATGCTAACTCAGATTATGGATGGTCAAATCAGAAGTCAAGAAGAATTAGACAAGGTTCAAAAAGAAAATTCAAAAACAATTGAAGACATGGTTAAAGAAGCAACGCCAGTGCTAGAGAAATTGGCAGCAAGCCTTCAGGGTGTCTTCGGTCCCCTTTCTGAAATATTGGCACCCGTTGCCGAGGTAATAAGCACGGTTGCTTCTGGTATGGGAAGTGCCTTCGGACCAGCAGTGATTGGTATGTTTGTGGTTTCTATTGGTAAATTTATTAGCGGTATGCGCCAAGCCAAAGTAGAAGCCACTGGCATGGCAACCAACGTTGCCAATATAACCACTCAGTTAAAAATACTAGGATTACAGGCGCAGAAAACAAACATTGAAGACTTTTTGGACTCGGAAGATTTCTTGGAGGGATTCAAGCAACAATTTCCAGAACTTGAAGAGGGCACGGAAGATTTCGGAACCAAACTAAAAGAGGTCAGTGAAGCGGGAAAGGCTAATGTGAAGGACCTTGGTGGGAAGATAGAATCCTTGAGTGAAAGTTTAGGTGATACAGAAGGTGCTGCAGAAGGAGCAGGCAAAGGCTTCAAGGGTATGGGGATTGGGGACTTGGTACAAATAGTGGGTACAGCGGTGTCTGCTTTCCAGCTTCTAGATAGTGTCTTGAGTGGCTTGAGCCCCGGATTACAAGCCTTTTTTGGCGGATTGCTTCTCGTCGCAGCAGGTTTCGCTGCCGCCGCTCTTGCAAAAAGTGCTTTTTTAACAACACCACTCGGAGCAATTGCTGCTGGTGTTACACTGGGAGCAGGTATCGCAGGTATCGTCTCCTTAGTTCGAGGATTAGGTGGGGGAGAAAAAGCCGCCGCGCCTACACCTATCGGCTCTATTGGTAAAATGACTGCCGGAGGATTTGATGTAACGTCGGGCGTTGACGATGCTATAGTTCGCAATGATGGTGGCAAAACAAAAGTAACACCAATCAACAGGCAAGACCAGTTGATCGCAGCCAAACCGGGTGGTCCAATAGCGCAGTCGCTAGGTGGAGGCTCTCAGATACCAGAAAGATTAATTGCTGCCCTAGAAACGATAGCTGCTGGAATGAGAACACCATCTGGTAATGGAACTGCCAACGCTGTCAATGTTACTGTTGAACTGGACAAAAGAAAAATGGGAAAGGCTATCGTCGATATAATGAACAAGGAAATGTCTTTGACATAAGGAAAACCAAACTATGGGTGTTGAAACAAAACAAGGAACTTATAAAGACTTACCCAAGAAAACAGGGATGATAGATTCTTTTAGGGGTTATGTATCTGATAAATTAATTAGTATTGGATATCCTGCTGTTGGGCAATCAATCTTTTTTAGCTCTGGCATTGTTGATGATTTTAGTGATAACTTTAATGCGAACTGGTCTTCCGAAGAATCATATGGAAGAATGGACCAAATTGCAAACTACTCCAACACCACAAGATCAATGTCGGTGCGATTGATATTGATCGCGGAGTCCTCTAAGATAGCAGTTAGAAATTTGGCTGATATGGGGAAACTAGCTCAATTTTTATATCCTACGTATGAAGGCGGCGTAGTAAAAGACAGACCCCTTTTGACTGTTAAGTTATTAAATTTAATACAAGACAACACATCGGGTGGTCCTCTTTTGGGATACATAACTAACTTAAATCACACTTTTGATTTAAAAGACGGTGTTTATGAGGATGTTAGAACAGGTGGAGAAGAAACTGGTCAATTATATTTATTCCCAAAGTACTTGACGATAAACTTTAATTTCGTCCCCTATCACACACAGCGTCTTGGGTTTGACGCCGATGGAGGAACTCCGGGTGCCTTCTCCGCCTTCCCTTATTCAGTTAGTCAGAATTCCGCTGCTAATGAGGCTAGCCAACTAGATAATACTCTGGAGGAGCAAGAAACCGGCACCGGAACTCCTGAAATAAACGATTCGCAGGCAGAAAACATCCTGAAAAAGCAAAATAATTAAAACGTCGGAGGCTAATAAGATATGGCAAGCAGATACAAAAACAGAGCTACAACAGCCAATCGATCTCGTAGCTATAGAAACATTTTTAAATCTCGTGGTGTTACAAAAATCAGGCATTTTACGACAGGCACACTTAAATACCCAACCCCGGCACAGATTGAAAAGCTTCAGTTAAGGAATCACATCTGGAAAACTGGTGATCATTACTATAAGTTGGCTCATAAATATTACGGAGATTCAACTTATTGGTGGGTTATAGCTATTTTCAATAAAAAACCAACGGAGTCTGATATAGAATATGGTGATGTGATATACATACCAACACCACTACAGATGACTCTGAGATTTATGGAACCAAACACGTAATACAAAAATGAGCAAGAAAAGAACCAGTGTAGACGCCGCAATACGAAGGGCTAGAATAGCCGTTTCCTCTGGAGACGAAGCACCAGATATGCAGCAATTAGCTCAGAATCTTCTCATGAATTCTCTTCCCCTTCACAATGCCCTCGCAGATCAGCTCCAGCCCGAGGGCTACAAGGGGTTCATACAGCTACTGCACCCAGAACCTAGCGTATTAATTTCCAACATAAACGCCCCTGCTGGTCGTGATGGCGGTAACCCCATCGCCCCATTTATAGAATTCGGAGGACACCCTGTCTTAGCCTCCTCTAGAGCCCCAGAGATAAGAATCATAAAGGTTTACAAAGACGAGAACAACAAAGCTGTTGATGAGGTGGAAATTCCTTTATTTTTATATGGAACTCAAAAGATTGTGGATCGGCAAGATAGAAGTAACGAGGCTTTTTTCCGTGGTATTAGTTTTGATCTAAAAGATCAGACAGCATTCGGAGCATCCAGAATGGTGCAGGCTAGTTTGAGTTTAGGTTTTAATTCTTTTAAAGCCTTAAATAAAACATACAGAGTAGTTACCACTGAGGGCAAGCCCGGAAACTTTTCTTATCTTGATTTAATTAGAAGAACGGGTGGTCGCGTGTCAGCGAAACCCACTCTTTACCATTCGTATTCTCTAAGGCTAGAGGTAGGATGGCATCCGGTAAGCGCCGCTCAGTTAGGGTCAGCTACAGATGACGCAGAGATGGCAGCCCTCTTCGGAGCAGCCAGCGCCGCAGGGGCAGAATTTAATAAAATTGTTCTCTTGTTGGAGCTGGAGGATTATGACTTAAATATAACTCAAAATGGTATGATTACTCTTGATTTAAATTACCACTCTTATATGGATAGGGAGTTGACCAAGAGACTCACTTATGATGTTTTTTCTTCAACAACAGAGCAATCGCTCTATAGTAGCGCTCGTGAAGCAGAACTTAAAAAGAAAATAGATTCCAAAGAACGCCAAGCCATGGAACGACTTGAGGAGATAGACGCAAAGATACAACAAAGAGAAGAGGTTATAAAGCATCTTGAAGAATCAATAGCGGTAATGGAGGCTCATCAAAAGCAGTACGGAGAAGGCGTCATTGTGGAAGAGGGTGGGTTGTTTGGCATTGGGGAAAAGACCATTGAAGATGCCATTCAAGAAGCCCAGCAAGAAGTAGCCAATATTGAGGCATCAATCAACAATGAGACCGGACTCGTCCCCGGAGTCGCAATTGCGGAATCCTCGTCCGATTTTACCCTCGAAGAACAGAAGCAAAGGTTCCTGAACGCCCGAGACGCAGCCATAGCAAGATTGACCCGCCAAAACAAGATTAACCAATATGCCCAAATGATGACCGGCATTATGAACAACGGCAGGGTATATCAATTCATTGTTGACCAAGATGATCTTATGCTGTATTCCCCCAAGTTCGATGCGCTAATATCCGAACAGTTCGACGGAAAAACCCCAGAGGAGATAAAAAGGGAAGTACAAAAGAGAAAAACTTTCGCCGCCTCTGGGGCATCGAACGCCATCTTTGCAGAACAGGGCGAGGGTAAAGGAGTTAAAAAATCTAACTCTCACTTTCAACTCATTAAAAAGGTTAACAAGAAAATTTCAGAGCAAGCAAAAACTCTCCCAACGGATCCTTCCTTGACGGGAAAAAATCAAGTGGATTTAAATCTAGCAATTGCTCTGGGTCTCAATGAGTTATTAGACACCTCAGACAACGTTGATTCGCAGGCTTCCAGAGGCAAGCAGGTGATTTACTATGTGTACCTTGGAGATATAATAGAGACTGCCATAGGCGATTCGGTATTTGATACTTTGGTCAGGAATAAGACAGGTTTAATGGTCGGGAATATTAATTATACTAAAGAAATCGACCCGTACAATAATTTAGAAACCCCATCAAAAAGCTCAGGCGGGACACATTCAATAAACATCGCTAACATTCCCATAAATTTAGAATACTTTTCTCAATTTTTTGCCAAGACAATTATTGATAAAAATGTTACCAAGCTACCATTATTGGATTTTGTTAATGGAATTGTAAAGCAACTAGTAATACCATCTTTGAATCAACCAAATGGTGGCATCCCTGTTTCATCTCCCACGAAGATAAAAAACAACTTCGTTCACACATCGAATGCTGTTTTGACAACCTTGGGTTCCGAGGGCTTGGAAGATGAATTCGGAGCAGTCGGAATTGAGAGCCTGCAGGGGCGGTTCGATATATCTAACAAAGACGTTATGGATGAATTTAGAAAGTTGCTGGATGCCAACACTCTAAAGCAAGCTAGGGCTGAAGATATATGGACTTATATGGTTATCTATGGCGCTCAGACAGATGATATAACTGGCTTAACTAGCACATATGAGTCTGATATGGAAAAGGGAATATATCACTTTACTTTTGGTGATGCTAGTAGTGCTTCTTCTACGACTGGAGGCAGAACTGATTTAATTAAAGACATAAAATTTGTTAAAGTAAAAAAAGCAGGTCAAAGAGAGATGATGGTTGAGCGTCAACTTGCCGGTGCCTCTTCGAATCAAAATATAGAATTGTGGAACATATTCAATGTGGAGATGACCATGATTGGCAATAACTTGTTGGCACCGGGGAAACACATATACATTGAGCCGGTTATCAGTGGCTTTTCTTATTTGCCTGATGAAAGGGGTGTATTAAATGAATTGGGGCTAGGGGGATACTATTTGGTAACAGAGGTTTCAAACGAAATAGATAACGGAAATTGGACAACCAGTGTCTCAGCCGATTGGCAGTCCAACGGTATTACAAACATATCCCCAACCTCCAACATGCCCATTAGCGCAGAGAAAGCTGAGAAAATACAGGAGGGCACTGAATAATGGGAAGATATAAAAAGTTTAATCAAGAAGTGTTAATTAAAAATGGGATGAGCCCGAAGTATTTATTTGAAGAAAGAGAAAAATATGAAAAGCTCTATCCTAAAGGCTTCGGGTTCCCCGAGCCAATTGATTTTTGGAAGCAAGAAAACAGAATGTATGGTCTTATGGACGAACAAAAAAACATTGTATATCCAAGAACAGATTTCATTACTCAAGTTAAAGGATCGACAAACACAAACTTGTTTGCTTTTGATTTTGTTACTGACGCTTTTGACCAAATGCAGAGATACATGAACGGCAAAAATGGTCAAAAACTAATTGATGATGGCGATAGAATAAAAAAGCCGCTTAAAGCTGTCAAGGCTTGGGACGATCCGTTAAAGATAAGAGATTTAATGGATGAAGCAATATACACCTCATTTGTTGAAGTTTTTCTAAAAAGTCAAAACAGGCACAAAGAGATAAGAAATGCCGAGAATTTCGTAGAAGTGTTTTTAAATTTATGTATAAGGGATATTATAACTGACGTTCCTTTGACTATACAAGGAATGCTTCTATCAAATGAAATAAGCCCCATGGCTTCAGGATTATGCTTGGAGATATCAAAAGATGATAAATCGGATGTACATAAAATTTTTGACACCTACTTTAATAATAGAAACTACAAATCATATTTGATGATCGCCTCGAAATATGGCTTTATGGTAGACAAAAACGCGCCCTTTAGATTGGTTGCTAATTTAAGTTCTCCAAAAATGAAACATTACATGGAAAGCAGAATGATAGCCTTTTTGTCTATACCCAGAAAAGGAATGACAAAACCTTCAAATAAAAACTTCTTGCCGGATGGCATCCCAAAAATTCACAAACATCAGTATATCGTGAATGAAAGAGGTAACGGACAAACCAATATTCATAAAGGTCCTAACGGTGTAAAACATAGACATAAAATAGTGAACTTTCAAGTGCAAGAAGCCCAAGCATGGACTTATCCCAACGGGGTACCGACAGGTATCGGTCCACACGCACACAACCTGCCAGTACAACCGCTGCCAGAGCCATTAACTTTAAACAATTTCTTTTTTAGATATTATCACAGAACAGTCTTTGAGGATATCGTTCGCTTAAAAAACATACTATTAACTTTCTACAATAGATATGCGGAGCAATTCCCCAAAACTACGTTTGCTATACCGTGTGGTGATATCGGAAGCAGGAAGGTAACAATAGATCGTGTTGAAATAAGCAACGGCGATTTTACCGATGATTTTAGTATGCTTTTTTTCACAAAGCTTTATTTCGTGGTCAGGTTACATGAACTAAAAGCCAATGTAACCCCAGAATCTATAATGGCAAATATAAAAAAGATAGACACTTTGTATAAATTAGTTGACAGCGGTCGCGCAATAGATTATATTGAACGATACTTAAAACAATTTTACTAGAAGGTCAGTATTGTTATTCCAAGCCCTAGACGAAAAAGAAAAGTGTGTTGGCATTTATGCTAACGGGGAGATCCACAAAGACCTACCACAACAGATCACACGCACATGGAAGTATTCATCTTTCCTAAAGGATATTGAGGTGGAATACGCCAATATCCTTTGTCAAGGAAAATCCTTGGGCGAAGCCTGCCCCGATGAACTTAGAGAAGATTACGAGCGTATCTGGTCAAAACTTAAGGCATTTTACAAATCTTTTGCTATAGCCAAGATCTCACTGCAAGACCATTGCTTTTTTGATCTCGTGCCCGAAGGGTTCCTCAAGGAGTTCTGCATGCTAAAAGACCAGATAACTCAGCACGTTTTTGACAATTACCAGCGCCCCACCAACTATGATAACATGGTTCAGATTACGAAATTAATCACCGATATTAAATATCAAAGATTGAATGTAGACCTATCGATACTCAACAATGACCTATCTGATACTCGCACGAAAGAGTTTTATAAGAAGATGCTTAGGACAGACCCTTATATAAATTACAACCCCTTTGGAACTAAGACGGGGAGACTGACAACACGAAAGAATTCTTTTCCAATTTTGACAATGGATAAGAAATTCAGAAAGGTTATTAAGCCAAATAATGAATGGTTTGTTGAGCTAGACTACAACGCAGCCGAGTTGAGAGTTCTTCTCGGCTTGCTCGGAGAAAAACAGCCTCCCATAGATTTACATGAATATAATGCCCTTGAATTGTTTGGAGGCGATATAACCCGAGACGAAGCCAAAAAGCGTATTTTTTCTTGGCTTTACAATCCTAACGCTCAAGATGAAATCCTTTCTAAGCTTTATGACCGAGATGCTGTAAAGAAAGAGTACTGGAACGGAACTGAAATAGAGACAACGTACCATAGAACCATACCCTCTGATGAGTATCATGCCCTGAACTACATAATTCAAAGCACTTGCAGCGATTTAATCCTTGACAAAGCAATAATAATATCCGAAATGCTTCAGGGCAAAAAAACAAAAATAGCATTTATCATTCACGATAGCATTGTGCTAGACTACGCCAATGAAGATGGCACTTTTATTAACGATGTTTATTTGGAATTTATGGATACCCCCTTCGGCAAATTTAAAACTAATGTTGCTGGTGGCAGAAATTTTGGAGAGATGAAAGATTTATGGATTTATTAATTGGACTAGGTGGTGTTGGATATAAAATAGTTAAGGCTTTTTCAAAACACCCCCAATACAAAACAATAACAATTGATCACGACGACGCAGCCACAATATGTGTGCCGAGGCATGACCACCCCGAAGACTATGAGGAGCACTTTCCGGACATCACTTCCCACTTAAGTGACGTTGACGGAGAAATCTTGTTCATTGTTTCGGGAGCAAGCATTATCTCTGGAGCCACCCTGCGTATACTTGAGCAAATAAAAAATAAGGGCAACATAAACATCCTATATATACATCCTGACGTGGCAACATTGTCGGAAACAAGAAGATTACAGACAAATTTGGTCTTTGGAACACTTCAGAACTATGCTAGATCTGGTCTTTTTAAGCAGTTTTACGCTATTGATAACCAGCAGATAGATAAAATCTTAGGCGGAGCGCCAATTATGGGCTATTACGATAGCTTAAACGAGGTAATCGTCGCAACCATCCACATGACAAACGTATTCAACCACACAGATCCAGTGGTGGGGACTTTATCTAACCCTAAAAACACTTGCCGAATCTCAACTTTTGGTATATTAAATCCAGAAACAGGTGAGGAGAGTCCATTTTTTTCTCTTGACAATGTAAAAGAAAAGCGCTATTATTATGCCATTCCTGAAACGGAACTAAAAACTGATAAGACTTTGATGAATAAGATTATGTCACAGGTAAAAGATACACCACAAGAAAAAGATACAAAAGTATCTTATGGAGTGTTCTCTACACAATACTCAGACAAATACGCTTATTTCATTTCAAGTACATCAGAAATACAAAATAAAAAAAGTTCTTGACTTTTGTTTTCAGATAACCTATAGTGTGTGTATAACTTTTAGAAGGAGAAATAATGGGTATCAATCTTGATAAAATGAAACAAAAACTTGCTGCTGCTCAAGGA